TCACTGATTGGTGATGTTGAAGTAGTCATGCATTTAACTGAATTTGGTGTTGTGATGATGCTATTTTTAGTGGGTGTATAGGGTCTAGTTAAATGAACACTGCATAACGTTAGGGATCAAATTGGATCTATGTGGAATAGACGGGATCGTAAAGTGGATTAGATCTAGATACAGCGCGGGGCTCAAGGTTTTTAAAACTTGGGCCCCTTACTTATTTTAAGCATTCTGTAATCTGAGCAGGTTTGAGCACTCCTTTTAAAATGTGCTGATTTAGCCTAGTAGATTGAGCACTAGCTGATTATGTTAGAACTCAGTTTAAAACCCGTTTAAACATTTAAATCAGTCGCCGATATCCTTTGAGATATGGACCACTTGCCCGACTACTGTGAACTGATGTTGGTCTTCCTGTTTAACATCAACCTTGTCATATAGCTGGTTATCACTAATCAAGCGCCAGGAGCCTAGAACGCTTTGATAGCGTTTCACAAATAGCTCATCACCATTTCTAAAAATATAGATGTGCCCATCTGCTGGCTTGCATCTACCAATATGAACAACAAGCGTATCGTTATTGTTTATCGTTGGTTCCATGCTATCGCCTTTGGCCCATACGATTGCTAAATCTTTTTCGTTGAATCCTCTGAACTTCAACCACTTGCGCCTGAATGCGAGATGCCTTACTGGCTCTAATTGTTCTGGATTAAGCGCACCATGTCCTGCGGATACTTGAATCCTATAGCCAGGTATTAACGCGAACTCATCCATGAAGTTAGGCACGATAGGTAAAAATGAATAACGCTGTGGTGCCTCAGATATCCCGCTTATATCGTCACCTAATAAACTTCTCTGTGTGTCAGGTGGTAGCAGGCTGATGTGATATTCAAACGCCTTAGTACCTTTCCGTTTTCTGCAAAGATGCTCTTTCCCGTCAACTAATAACTTTAAATGATCCCTTGTCCATCTATCGGATGTTGGAAAACTTCCATGTCCAGCCAATTCGGATGCAGTAAACCATGCCATCCGTTGCCCATCACCATCAACGGATGATTAATCCGTTTCTAGTTTTTCAGCATCCGTTTCGACTAAATCATTGTTTGTATTATGTTTGTTCATGTTTAAACCTAAGTATTTAAAATATAGAAACGGATGCAACATCAAATTAATCATCCGTTGCTATTGACCGATTCATCCCTTTAATCCATTATCTAGTTACTAAGTAGAGCAACGCACAGGGGTTACTAAGGTGAATAACGAAATAGTCTCTCAAAAAAGCAACCAATATGGAAGCGATTGGCATCGAGCCGACATTATCGCCGCATTAAAAAAGCGCGGTTTGTCCGTTCGTCAACTATCAAGGGACGCAGGATTAGGTGAAAACACACTAGCTAATGCACTGCGTTCACCTTGGCCTAAAGGTGAGAAGATCATCGCAACTGCGATAGGTATGAAACCGGAAGAAGTTTGGCCTAGCCGTTACCGCTCATTGCGCGCAGCGAGTTAAGGAGAATTCGTATGTGGCTATTAGCTAGTGAATTAGCAGGCGTTGTTGGCTTGCCAGGTTCTGACAGAAATGTTCGTGAGCAATTAAAAAAGCTTGCCACTGAAAATCCAGAACTCGCGAGAAAAAGACAAGGGACGAAAGGGACTGAATACCATATCAGCCTATTGCCCACTGCAACCCAAACCGCCCTTTATAAAATCAAAGGCCAAATCAAAGTTGGCGATCAAGTACTGGCATTGCCTAAAAAGAAAAGCCAGCAAACCTATTGCCGTGAAGCACTTTGGGCGCGTTGGAATAAAACTAATCATGCAGCCCAGGCTAAAGCGCAATTCGCTTTGCGTACTGTGCAAGCCGTGTTTGCGCTTAAGCGTAATGGCATCAAATTGATGGATGCATATGACTCAGTTTGTGCCGAGTACGACATTGCACTTAGCACGCTGCGCCGCCATTGCTCTATGGTCAAAGGGATTGATGAAGCAGATTGGGCGCCAGCCTTGCTGCCGAAACACTTTGAAGCCTCACAGGCCAAGAAGAAAAACCAATTTGCATTTGTATCACCAGATGCATGGGAAGCCTTTAAAGCTGATTACCTGTCATTAGAACAACCTGCAATGACAGTGTGTTACGAGCGCTTAAAAGATACCGCTAAAGGTAAAGACTGGGTGTTACCCAGTTTAAAAAGCCTTGCCCGCCGCATCGCCCATGAAATACCCGCGCAGCAATTAGTGCTACTGCGTGAAGGTGAACATGCCTTGCACCAACTATACCCACCACAAGAACGCACAGTCGAAGGCTTGCATGCGCTTGAATGGATAAATGGTGATGGCTACTTACACAACGTGTTTGTGAAGTGGTTTAACGGTGAAGTGCTGCGCCCTAAAACGTGGTTTTGGCAAGACATCTACAGCCGTAAGATCATTGGCTGGCGTTGTGATATCAGCGAAAACACCGACAGCATTCGCTTGTCACTTATGGACGTATGCGAAAAGTATGGTGTGCCAAAAGAAATCACGATCGATAACACCCGCGCAGCGGCCAATAAATGGATGACCGGAGGCGTAGCTAACCGCTACCGCTTTAAAGTCAAAGAGGATGATCCACTCGGCATTATCCCAATGCTTGGGATCAAGCTGCATTGGTCAAGCGTGATTCTTGGTAAAGGCCACGGCCAAGCTAAGCCTATTGAACGTATGTTCGGCGTGGGTGGGCTTGAGGAATACATAGATAAACACCCGTTATGCCGTGGTGCCTATACAGGCCCTAACCCAATGGCGAAGCCGGATAACTACGGTAGCAAAGCCATAGCAGCAGAGGACTTTTTAAAAGCCATTGCTAAGGGTGTTGAAATGTACAACGCCAAAGAAAACCGTAATACCGAAATCTGTAAAGGCTTTATGAGCTTTGATCAGGCATTTGATACCAGCTATCAAAACGCTGAAATACGCAAAGCCACCAAGGCACAGCTGCAACTGATGATGCTGCAAGCAGAAGCGGTACGAGTATCTAAGCACGGTACGATTGTGCTCGATGCTGGCGGCAGTATCAAAGGCCGTAAAAACCGTTATTTCAACGAGACGATGATGAACTATGTCGGCCAAAAACTGGTTGCTCGTTTTGACCCGTTAAAGCTGCATGACTCGTTAGAGATCTACGCCCTCAACGGTGTGCATATTTGTACTGCTGAATGTCTTGAAAAAGATGCCTTTGGTGATACCCAATCAGCCCGTGAAACCAAGCGTAAACGCACCCAGTTTACTAAGAGCAACAAGCTGGCTGCGGCTGCAAAAATCAGCGTAGACCAACTAGAACTGGCCGCAATGATGCGCCCAGCAGCAGAAGAGATTATCCCCGAAACCAAAGTGGTAATGATGGTGCGACCGACCTCAATCGGTAATACAGCTGCCGCCATTGCTTACGACCACGAACACGACTCAGACCACCAAGCCGAGTGCGCCGCTAACTTTAGCGAAAGCGTTGCCTACCTGCGTGAACTGAAAAGTAAAAACCGTCTTTAAACCCTATTTAAACCAGCAATAAAAGGAATGAATATGACCAACGTACACAGCCTAGCGAAGGCCGAAAGCAAGCAAACAGACGTCATCATGCGCATCGCTGCATTGATAAACGCAAAGCGTGTTACCTCGGGACAAGTGGCGCAAGAAATCAGCGTTTCCCCGTCTACCTTAAGCCAAGTTTTGAACGGTTTATACAAAGCTGATCCGGTCAAAATTGTGGAGAAGTTAGAGAACTGGCTGCGCCTACGTGAACAACGCGACTCAAACCCAAGCACTGACCCTGGCTTTGTATTAACACCCACCGCCAAGTTGATTATGGACGACCTAACCTATGCCCAAATCACCGAATCTATTGTGGTGATCTACGGTGCATCCGGCGTCGGTAAAAGTAAAACGCTGGATGAATACCAACGCACTAACAACAACGTCTGGAAAGTCACCGCCAGCCCAAGCCGTTCAAGCCTGACCGAATGCTTATACGAGATAGCGATGGAACTGGGCATGGATCAAGCGCCACGCACTAAGGGCCCACTGGCCCGAGTTATCCGCCAGCGCCTTAAAGGCAGCGAGGGCTTACTGATTGTTGACGAGGCTGACCACCTCGATTACCCCACGCTAGAAGAGCTGCGCATCCTCCAAGAAGAAACAGGCGTGGGCATGGTGCTTGTGGGCAACAACAAGGTTTATACGCAGCTTACTGGCGGACGCCGTAACGAAGAATTTGCTCGCTTGTTCTCGCGCATTGCTAAGAAGCGCGGCATCCATAAAACCAAAGTTGCTGACGTTCGTGCCATTGCAGAAGCGTGGCATGTCGGCGGCAGCACTGAAATGAACGTGATGATCCAAATCAGTGAGCGACCAGGTGGCCTGCGTCTACTGACTAAGACCATCAAGCTTGCCGCCATGTTTGCTAAAGGTGCGGTGATCACAGAGCAATTGCTACGCACAGCACTTGCTGAACTAGAAACCAACGAGTGAGGTGAGTGATGGCTACTGTATTAACCGAAAAAATGAAAGCCGCAATCTTTGGTGCAGTCACCATAAGTGGATGTGATTTCAAGTATTCAAGTGCCGTAGAAATAGACAACAAACTTAAGCTTTCTCACAGAGTAATGATTAGAGGTGAAGTTACAAAAGGTGAGTGGATATGGGTTGGTCATAGCACAGACGGTATATATGAATTTGAGTCGGCAGCACAAGCTCGTCTTTTCATTGCAGAAATGAAAGCTGAATTTAAATCAAGAAAGCAAAGCGAGGTATGACATGGAAACAGTAAACAAGATTGAAGAGAAAGTGATTGCAGTCATCAAGGGTAAGCCAGTTGAAGCAGACCGCTTTATCACGAATCGCCAAGGTAAAAAGTTTGAGTTTGATCGCGTGGCTGTCAATACCCGCGGCGGGTTCTGTTTAGACCAAATGCGTGATGACGAAGTCATCGTTAAGCCTGGGCTTATCTACCGTGAAGTAAAGGAGGCATGAGATGAAAACTCAACTCGAAAAACAAGCGCAAGCACTCATCGCTGTTGGTCGTTTAAATCTGCATGGTTGCACAGTGATCAGCATTAACAGTCAGCACTTAACTCCAGTGATCGACGTAGATAAACCGCCGTTCAAACTGCGTTCAAAAGCGGTTCGCATTACCGAAGTACTGCACGGCATGGTCAATCAAATCTGTGTTGCCAGTTACAACGGCTGCCTAGTGCGTTGGGTAGATGATGGCATGGAAATACCAGAGCAGATTTGCCAAACCCTTAATCAATATTCACCTGAGTTAATCAGCGTGTGGCCGAAGAATTTTTAATAAGGAACTTATAGATGAACACCACTAACCAACCCGCCCCACAGGGCTTCCGCTTAAATGCACTCGGCCATGCTGTACCAGAAAGCCAAGTGAAAGATATCGACAAACTGCGTGATGAAGTCGTGCTCAAAATCGTCATGGCTGCCAAAGAAATGCAAGGCCACATGGCGACCTATAAAGCGACCTCAATGCGAGCAGTGGCAGACTTTATCGACCTCAGTGCCAGCGAATTTGGCGTTAAGTTTGGCGGCACTAAGGGCAATGTCTCGCTGGTGTCATTCGATGGTAAATACAAGGTCCAGCGCAGCATAGGCGAGCACCGTATTTTTGATGAACGGATACAAGCGGCCAAGGTGAAAATTGATGAATGCATCAAACGTTGGTCGGTAGGTTCGAGCGACCAAATCAAAGCGTTGGTGGAGCTTTCATTCAAGGTGAATAAGCAGGGTTATATCGACGTTAACCAAGTGCTGAGCCTGCGCCAGTTAAACATAGATGATGCTGATTGGCGTGAGGCAATGGATGCCATCGCTGACTCAATCCAAGTGATGGGAAGTACGCCTTACCTGCGCGTTTACGAACGCCAAGACGATGGCACCTACAAGCAGATTGCGCTCGATATCGCCAAGTTGTAGCCATGCAATATCTGCTACTGACCCGCTACGGAGAAGTAACCGTAAGTCGCCACGCTGTACAAAGGTGGCGACAACGAACGGGCCGCAACTGGCCGCAGATGGTCGAGGCGATAACTACCGCTCACCGACCCACTAAGCAGCAGCTGCGGCGGATAAGGAAGCGTTCAGGCTGGCAACCAAAACGAATATTGGAATGCGAGTGTGCCTACTTCCTTATCACTAACCACAACATAGTCACCGTGTATGACAAGACACGAAGGATTGAAACCGATGATGAATGATCTTAAATGGCTGTTCACCGCGCCCTACAGCAAAGGTGAATTAGAACGTGAAATCGTAATGGCCCAAGCATTGATCGAAAGCGAACGCGCTGGCACGGCATTCCCTGATTCGACCTTTGAGGATGGTTATATCGCCGCCCTTAACTTTGTACTGGGTAATGAAGGTTCCAACGTACGCGAAGAATACGAGGCGCTTTGTGCTGAGCATTCAACCACAGATGTGCAGGCTGGTGACTATGAGCAAACGGCATGAGGACATCATCAAAAACATCATGGCTTATGGCAGGTTCAAAACCAAAGAACTCGCTGAGGATTGGGCAATAAAAGAGTTTGGTAGCGACTGGCGTACACGCAGTGCAGTAAAGGCCAAGCGGATCATTATGACAAACCCGCATGAGAAGGAATGGGACGATGAATAGCAAAATATTAGACAAGATTAAAAAGCTACTAAGACTAGCAACATCAAGCAATCAACACGAAGCAGCTTTGGCGCTTTCTCGGGCTCAAAAACTAATGCAAGAGCACGGTATTGAAAGTGATGATCCAGCGTTAGCAGGTGTTAAAGATGCCACTATTTCAGCGTTGTTTAGAGCAAGGGTGCCAACTCAATACTTATTAATTTTGGCTTACTCGATCGCTAAAGCTTTTGGGTGTGAGTTCTACTTTAAACCCACATTTAAGAATATGCAGATCGTGTATATCGGCCATAACGAACGCCCAGAAGTAGCTGGTTATGTATTCAATGTTTTAGAACGACAGCTCACCAAAGCCCGCAAAGAGTTTCTAGACACACTCAGCACCAGAATGAAACGCGCCAATAAAACCAAACGAGCAGATCAGTTTTGTGAGGGTTGGTGTATGGGGGTGCATAACAAGATTGAACAGTTTGCGCTTACTGAAAAAGAACGAACTGAACTGATCGCTTTTAAAGACAACGTTGACATGGTTAAAGGCGAGGCAAGAGAGGCTAAAGGCTCTGGCCGTCTCGCTGATGATGCTAAGTACCAAGGCTATAAATCCGCTAAGAACGTGACTTTAAACCATGGCGTTAACGGTCAAGCACAACAACGCATTGCATCTTAAGCGAAACAAGCAAGGCGCTGTGGTGCCTTGCTTGTCTGTTCGGCGTGGTAGCCGAGCACTGATGAGCAGCCAAAGGAAGCTTAAATGAAAATGTTACTACGTGGTGCAGAGTCACCAGAGCGCATAAAGCTAATGCTTAAGATGACGGGTATTAGAAGTCCCGAAATCATTGCCGCGATTTATGAGCATTTGCAATTCGGTATGCGTGAAAAGCATGCCGCGATTAAGCATGGTGTCGAACAACAAAATTTGAATAGAGCGTTAAATAATCTCAATGAGTTTGCGAAAGATTATGAAGAACTCAAGGCGCTAGATTGGCAACACTTAAATAAATTACATCACAAAAGTGATGTTAAAAATTCAAGTTTAGAAATTTAAACGCGGTTTAAAACCAAAGTAAACGGGGGTTAAAACTATGTTCGGTGAATACACGCCATTGATGAAGCCCATGCTGATAGCTCGCCGCATGGAACGCGGTACGGCCATTGTTGATGATGTACTCGGCCTGCTAAAACTTTGCCCCCGCTGCCAAGAGTTTTGGCCGCAAGATACGCTGTTTTGGTCTACCTCTTCACGCGAAGCTGATGGCCTGCAATGCCATTGCAAGGCGTGTCAGTCAGAGCACCGCAGTGAACGAATTCAACGTAACGAAAGCCGCAACGCGGCATAGGAGATCTGTATGTCAAAAGCAAAATTAGCTGAGTACAACGAGTGGATGATTAAAGCAGAAGATGCAGGTTTTAATCTGTTGGTATTTAAAACCCCATGCTGTGATAAAGACCTAAAGACTATTGCGCCATCTGATAAAGGTTCTATGTGGGATTCGTTTGCTGTCTGCCCCCATTGTTCACAACCGTTTTTAAAAGAAGTCTACGTTGATCGTGTGGTAGTACAGCGCCTTGATCATCCATCAACCAACTTGAAAACAGCTTAGGGTGGTCAAAATGGATAAGTTGAAAATGATAAGTGATATAAAAAAACTACAATCTCTATTTGATGAAAATCAAGCTGAACTAAAATCTCAAATTGAACTTTTACGTGATGCTTTGGGTGCACTCTATGATATAGCGAATAAACATACAGGTGAACTTGCATCACAAGTTGCAAAAATCAGTGATGATGCATTGCTAAAAACTGGTTATGAGTCGTTGTTAGATGTTAAAAAACGCTGTGTGATTGAGGTATTGCCAGACATAAAGAAAAGACCAAGGCAGAATTGGACAAATTACCAATGGGCTGAGCATGTAGGTGGTCGTTATCAGGGTGGTAATCCACGCAATTATTATGAATTTGGTTCTATGTTTGCTGTGGGTGAATTGATTAAACAAGTTCATATTGATGGTCAGAAGTCTGGTTGGAATCAATGCATATCAGAAATATCAAAGGCGGCAGGAGTTAGTGATGTCTAACGCCCTTAAGCTGGTGCAAATAGGTAAACGTGATCTGCAACTTGATGATGCTATGTACCGCGATTTGTTAGAACAGATCACAGGCGAACGCAGTGCCAAGGGACTGAGTGAAACCCAACTCAATGCCGTCGTGGCCGCAATGAAGTTGCGCGGCTTTAAGCCAAAGCCTAAGCCTCAACCACAGGCGGCGGAGGTGCCGAAGATCCACGCTATCTGGCTAACCATGTATGACCAAGGCTTTGTGCGTAGTCGAACCGAAGTCGCGCTTAATACCTACGTTAAGCGCATGACTAAAACCAGCAACGGCCAAGGCATTGACCGCATTGAATGGTTAAAGTCAGCACAAGCTGTGATGGTATTAGAGGCGTTAAAGAAGTGGCATTGGCGCTGTATGTCTGATGCAATTATCGCCCGTGGTAGCCGTGTTCCGCTCAATGATAAATTGACTGACAAGGCAGGCTATGAAAAGTTGGCCGCACACTATGAAGAGTTTTACATTAAGCGCAAACCAGACCAAAACCCAATCCCATGAAGATGGGATCACCTATGCCGTATACTTAACACACCTCGCCATGCGGGGTGTTTTTCTATCCGGTGAGAGGTGCCACATGACTCAATCAACAAATCGCAAACATAGCGCAGCGAACGAAGACAACGCTGACTGGGTTGGCTTTGACAGCTTAAGCCTAGATGATATTGATCGCATGGCTGACGACGATGAGTCATATCGCTGGCCTGAAACCATGCGGGACATTTATGATTTATTCAAAAGCGAATTGACCAAGCAAGATATCGATCCCAAGATTGCTATCCCGCTATTACATCGCCTTTGTCGTGAGTTCGGTGGGTTGCAGATGTACTTGCCACGCGGCCACTTACTTGAAATTGAGATGATGAATTTATCAATATGGCATGAGTTCAACGGTAAGAACGTTGAAGACCTTGCTCGCAAGTACAATAAGTCGATGCAGCATATCTATCGAGTTATTGCTAAGATGCGCAAACGTGAAATGAAGACTAGACAACCAGATTTGTTTTAAGGGAATGATGATGAAAAAGTTACTGTGTTTAGTAGCGTGTGTTTTACCGCTATTTGTTTCTGCTAAAGAGCTTCCACCACAGGAAGATATAATGGCGAGACTAGACCAGTCTGGCATGACTAAAAGCAATCAATGGAAAAGTATCGGCAATGGTTTTCAACAGGATGTGAAAGGCGGTATTTTGTTTGTGTCTGCTGGTAGCGTGTCATCTATGATGACCATTTCAAATAATGAAGATGAGATACAAGATTCATTTGCTTACGCAGGTATGCATTGTGCGGCATCATCTATTATTTCAATTGATATGCAACAAAACAAAACCCTATTAAATAATATGCTGTTAAGTTTTTCTGATACTCTAAAATCCTATCAGAACAAAAATACCACTATGGTGTGGGGTTATAACTTTGACACTGAATTAATAAAAACAGAGAAAGGAATAATTGCAAACTGTACATTAAAGTAATGGATAACCGCCGTTAATTAATCCAGCATATCTATAAAGAGCACAATCCGATTAGGCTATTTTAATCAGGTTGTGCTTTTATGTTTTCATCCTCTCACTCTTTTGTCGGCATAGCGTTTTCTACCGCTGGATACTCGCCTGAGTTTATCCATGCTGTACGCTTTATTCTGATTGAAGAAGGTGCACTCCATCAAGACGGCACACCCAAGCCTAACCTTGGCTATGTGAATGATCCCAAAGATGCTGGCGGTGAAACCAAAGGCGGTATCAGTAAACGCGCTTTCCCTAACCTCGACATTGCTGCGCTCACCTTAGATAAAATCGTTTCTATTTATCACACTTATTATTGGAAACCCGCGTTCTGTGCAGAGTGGTCTGGGCCTGTTGCGCTGTATACCTTCGATGCTGCGGTACAGCATGGCGTGACCAATGCGCTATTGATGCTGCAAGAAATCGCGGGTACTAAAGCCGATGGCAAGATTGGCCCTGCCACTCGCGCCGCCGTAAATGGCTGCGATGTTGAATACCTCTGTGCCCGTTATGGTCTGCGCCGTGCGCGTTTTTATGCCCGTATCATCATAAAGAATATTACCCAAGGTCGTTTCCTTGAGGGCTGGCATAACCGCTTAGTCAGCCTTACTAGTGCGGCGTGGGAGATTCAATAGATGGGTAAGAACTGGGACTACTCAAAAGCTAAGGGGCGCGAAATGCGCCTTAATGCTGAACTGCGTTTTTACCACACTGGCGAGCCTGTACCTCAGCCGCCGTTGTTTAGCCATTGCGGCACTATGCAAGCGCACTTTAATCATGCCTGGCATAACGTTTCCCAATGCGATATCCGCATTCATCTCAATCAATCTATTGTGCCAACTGGCACAGACAAATTATCAAAACTTAGGAGCTTACGACAATGGCACTCCCTTTAATTATGGCCGTGGCACAAATGGCTATGCAGGTTGGCCCTGCTGCAATACGTGGTATTTCATCACTCTTTGGCGGCAGTGATACCGCCGATAAAATCGCAGGAATGGTTGAACAAGTCGATGACGTACTTGGCTTTAGCAGTGAGCAAAAGGAAATGGCGCTGACTCGCAAAATGCAAACACTATCACCTGAGTCGATGGTAGAACTTGAGCGCATTAAGGTTGAGATGGAAAAGGAAATCACCCGCCGCCAAGAGCTTGCGCTTAATGATAAGCAAGCAGAACACCACGAAACCCAAGAGACAATCCGCAGTGGTGACAAAGCCGAAGATCCTTACATTCGTACCACTCGCCCGTTAATGGCGCGTCAGTCTATGTGGGCAGTAATGCTGTACTGTTTTTTGATGGAAGGCTTACATGCCTTTAGCTATGGCGTTGGCGTTGATATGTCTGTAGCTATGCTGCTATCGAGCCCAGCGTGGGCTTACCTTGGCTTACGTACCCTAGACGGCTTTGCCCCGCACCCCAAAGGCAGCGGCCAAAAAGTGGTTAGCACACTGATGAACGTTGGCGCCAACGTTATCAAGGGGCGTTAATGACTGACCCATTTGATCGCGCTCAAGAAGTCGAGCAGGCGTTTAGAGATAACGCCATTGCTCGGCAGTTAGACCATGCCGTTGAGCAACCCTTAATAGATAAACACGGTAGCCGTTTTTGTGTCGATTGTTGCGAGCCAATCCCGCCAGCGCGTTTAGCTGCTAACAAAAATGCGGTGCGCTGTATTGATTGCCAAACGGCTAAGGAACGCTAATGGAGATCTGGCTTAAAGCCTATTGGCCGATGCTGTGGGCGGCATTAAGTTCCATTGGCTTAATGATTCTTGCGCTGTTATCTAAGACATACGCTAAGCATGAAGACCTCGCTAAGGTTGAAAAGAAAGTGGATGACTTAAAGGCACATGTCGATAGCTTGCCGACTCAAAAGCAAATCACAGAATTGATGGTTGAGCTGGCAAACACACGCGGTGAGATTAAAGAACTGAGAGCAAACATTCAGCCCGTAGAACACTTAGCAAGACTGCTATTAGAACAGCGTTTAAAGGATGATAAATAGGGGATCATATGTCATTTAAAGAGCTATTAATCGAAGACCAACGGCTAGTGATCTTACGCTCTTTGCGTGAGATGCCAGCCTATGAAGCCAATGAATCAATTGTTGATTCTTGTCTTGAAGCCTATGGGCATAACATTAGCCGCGACCAAGTACGCACTCATTTAGCATGGCTCGAAGAGCAAGGCTTAGTATCAGTGCGTAATTTATCCGAGTGTCAAATTGCCCGCTTAACTGGCCGTGGTGAAGATGTGGCATCCGGTCAAGCAACAGTGCCAGGTGTTAAACGCCCACGGGCATAAGGGGGCACTATGTCTAATCTTACTAATGCAAAGAGTAGCCGTAAGTCGAAAGTGAATTTGCTGCCGCAGGAAATACGCGATCAACTGCATGCACTGTTACGCAGTGGCAGCATGCATCAAAAAGATATCCTTGAAGCCGTGAATCAAATGATTGATGAAGCGGGTTTGCCAGAAGATGCCAAGCTATCGCGCACTGGTTTTAATCGCTTTGCTAAAAAGTTTGAAACCATTGGTGAACGTATTCGCCAAAGCCGCGAAGTTGCCGAGGTGTGGACAGCCAAACTAGGCCAAGCGCCCACTTCTGATGTGGGGAAATTACTACAAGAGTTTGTGCGCACCATGGCGTTTGAAACCTCAATGAAGATGATGGATGCATCTGATGAAGAAGATGCAAAACCCATTGATCCAAAAGCCCTAGGGCAGTTGGCATTAGTAATACAACGTGTTGAAGCGGCAGCGATGTCGAGCATTAAAGTGGAGAAAGAGATCCGCAGTGCCTTTGCAATTGAAGCGGCGGATAAAGTAGAGAAGGTTGCCAAAGCCGCAGGTTTAAGCAAAGAGTCTGTTGAGCTATTTAAGCGTGAACTCTTGGGGATCGCATAATGAGCCCTACGACAATTGCGACTATTGAGTACTTATTTCATTGGTTAATTATCACCATGCCACTATCAGCTGCGGTGCTCGGGTTTATGGATGGTGTTCGTTCTGCTGGTTGGCCAATAGTCATAGGTGATGAAGATGAGCATTAAGCAAAAGGTACTAGGTGCCGCTGCTGGGGTGGCATTGGCGCTGAGCAGTTCGGCCAGTACCTTTGATCCTACTTATGAAGCCTCAGTTCTCAGCCGCTTTGATCCTACTGCTGTATTGCTCGGCTACCAAAAAGATTGGATAGCCGACGAAGCCCCATTAAAGATTGGCGAGAAGTCACGCCGAACTGGGCTCACTTGGGCTGAGGCATGTGATGCTTCACTGTCTGCCAGTGCGGCACGCGGCCAAGGTGGGACCAATCATTTCTATGTGGGTTCCAACAAAGAAATGGCGCGGGAGTTTATTGATGCGGCGGCAATGTGGGCCAAGGTATTTAATAAAGCGGCTGGCGAGATCCAAGAAGAATTATTTATTGACGATGGTCAGGAAGGTAAAGAGATCCTGACCTTCTGCATTTACTTTGCATCCGGCTTTAAAATTCAAGCGCTATCCAGTAACCCAGCAAACTTACGGGGTATGCAGGGTAATGTCACCATTGATGAGGCCGCATTCCACGAGAAGCTAGCCGAAGTCCTTAAGGCCGCTTTAGCGCTCACTATGTGGGGCGCAAAGATACGCTTGATCTCCACCCACAACGGCACCGATAACTTATTCAATACCCTGATTAACGATTCCCGTGCGGGTAAAAAAGATTACTCAGTGCACCGCATCACCTTAGATGATGCCTGCGCCGATGGCCTATACAAACGTATCTGTCAGGTACGCGGTAAAGAGTGGAGCCAAGCGGCTGAGGATGAATGGAAAGCAGGCTTGATCAAAGCCACTGCAACCGAAGAAGACGCCCAAGAAGAATACTACTGTGTACCTAAGAACGGCGGCGGCGCTTACATTAGCCGTGGCCTGCGTGAACGCGCCGCGATACTCGATGCTCCCGTGCTGCGCTTTACCGGATCAACTTTGTTTAACCAAGCCAGCGAACATGCCCGTAAGGGTGAGATGCAAGAATGGTTAGAGCAAGAGCTTGAGACTGTGCTTAAGAACTTGCCTGTAAATCTACGCCATGCACTTGGTGAAGACTTTGCGCGGAGTGGCGACTTAACCGTGTTCGCTCCAATCACTGTTGAAGAAAACACTAAGCGTACTGTGCCGTTTTTAGTTGAGTTAAAAAACGTGCCGTTTAAGCAGCAAGAACAAGCGCTGTATTATATCTGTGATCGCCTGCCAAGGCGGGATGGTATCTATCTCGATGCCCGTGGTAACGGCCAATATTTAGCCGAGCAAGCCCGTTATAAGTACGGTGCCGAGGTGGTTGAGGTCATGCTGTCGGTGGCTTTCTATCGCGAGAACATGCCACGCTTTAAAGCCTTATTTGAAGACGATGAGATCTTGCTGCCTAAGCATGAGGATGTGATTACCGACTTAGGCCAGATCCAAATCTATCGTGGTGTGCCAGGCATTGACGATAGCCGCACCACTGGCAGCGATGGTAACAAGCGCCACGGCGATAGTGCAGTCGCTATCTTCTTAGGGATCTTGGCGTCAAAAGCCGACATCACTCGTTATGAACTGCACACCATTAAAGCCGAGCAAGATGAGCAACACCGCAAATTCTTTGGCACAGCCGCCGATAACAACCGATTTGAAGACAGACCGCACCAAGACTTACGCGGCAAAGGGATAAGACTATGAGCAGCATTTTAGACCCGTCCACGGGCCAGCCTTTTAAAGTCGATCAGCAGGTAATGAGTACTGATATTGCCCGTGCTTATACCACTGGGGTGCGCAATCCACGCGCCAACCCAGTAGCGTCAAGTTTAACGCCCCACCGTTTGGCGGCTGTGCTGCGTAGTGTGATCGACGGTAACGACCCCGAAGCCTACATGACGCTGGCCGAAGAAATTGAAGAGCGCGATCTGCATTACTCGGCGCAGCTGCGAACCCGCAAGTTAGCTGTGGCCGCAATAGCACCAACCGTGGAAGCGGCCAGTGATGAAGCTATTGATGTGCTAATGGCTGAACGTGTGCGGGAGATCATGGACGATGACCAAATCCCTGAGTTGTTTTTCGACTTGCTCGATGGCCTAGGTAAAGGCTTGGCCGTGGTGCAAATTCTTTGGGATACCCAATCAACCCCATGGAAACCACAGGATTATAAATGGGTAGACCCACGCTACTTACGTCAAGACCAAGAAACGCTTGAGCAGATATTGTTGATTAGCGAAGATGCGCCAATGGGTGCACCACTTGATCCATACAAGTTTATCTTACACACGCCACGTTCCAAATCTGGTAGCGTGTGGCGCAATGGCCTAGCGCGTTTAGTCGCTGTGATGTACATGCTTAAGTCGTTCACCATTCGAGATTGGTGGGCGTTCGCTGAGGTGTTTGGCATCCCAGTGCGCATTGGTAAGTACGGCGCGAACGCCAGCACAGATGACATTGATACCTTGATTAATGCTATTGGCCGAATTGCCAGCGATGCGGGGGCAGTGATCCCCGAGTCAATGAAAATCGAAATGGTTGAAACGGCCAAGGGCAATGGCGGTAATACCCTGTTTGAGAACATGGCACGTTGGTGTGATGAGCAAGTCTCAAAAGCGGTACTCGGCCAAACCATGACCGCTGATAACGGCAGCTCGCAATCGCAAGCGACTGTGCATAACGAAGTGCGGATCGACATAGCCAAATGGGATGCGCGGCAACTTGAGTCATCAATCAATGAGTACCTGATAAAGCCATACATCATCCTTAACTGGGGTGTGCAGTTACGTTATCCGAAAGTGCGGATCAAGGTGCCTGAGCCAGAAGATTTAAAGATGTTTGTCGAAAGCATCACGCCATTAGTTGACCGTGGCCTAAAAGTCTCGACCTCTGAAATGTCTGATAAGTTTGGTTTGAGTACGGTTAAAGATGGCGATGAAACCTTAGTGCCGCTACAGTCTGCCAGTATGCTTGATATGCCGATTGCAACGAATCGCCAGCATGAGCAGCGTATAGCTATTAACCGCGTGATGAATACTGCGGAAGCTGAGATTGATGCACTGACTAATGAGGCTATGAGCGAGTGGGAACAAGTCGCTGACGAGTTTATGAATCCGATTATTGAACTTGCTAACAAGTCAGCCAGCTATGAGCAGTTCGCAGCAGGCTTGCCAGCATTGCAAGAGCAGCTCGGCGCGGAACAGTTCATTGCCCAAATGGCGCAGTACATGTTTCAGCTGCGTGGATTAGGAGATGCGCAAGATGGCTAAAGCTCCGAATACATTTGTCCCCAAAGAGGCGCTTGAGTGGTTCAAGCGCAAAGGCATAAAGCCAGGCTTTGACTATCGCGATGTGTGGTTGGAAGAACAAGCTAACTCCTTTACTGTGGCCAAGATGCTGAATGCCGATTTGCTAGTTGACGTTAAGCAGCTGATTGTGGAAGCCAAAATCCAAGGCCAAACCTTTGAACAGTTCCGCGATATCCTTAAACCGCTATTAGTAAAGTCCGGTTGGTGGGGTGTGCAGACCATGCAAGATCCATTGACCGAAGAAACTAAGCTGGTGCAACTGGGTAGCGAAGGCCGTATAAAGACCATTTATAAAACCAACATGCGCACCGCCAGAAGCGCAGGCCAATGGGAACGTATCCAACGCACTAAACGCACCTTGCCCTATTTGCTTTATCAACTGGGGCCAAGTGAGCAACACCGCATTGAGCATCTAAAGTGGAATAACACTTTGTTGCCTGCTGATGATCCATGGTGGGACGTTCACATGGCACCAAACGGTTGGGGCTGCAAATGTTGGATAAGGCAAGTCTCGCAGTATGAAGCCGACAAGTTGATCGCCTCGGGTAAAGTGTCTACCACTTCACCCGCTAGTAAAAATAAGCGCTGGGTAAATCGGCGCACAGGCGAAGTGGAAGAACTGCCGGAGGGGATTGATCCAGGTTGGAACTACAACCCAGGCAAAGGGCGTGAAAGTATGCTTGCCAATGACCTATCTGAAAAAGAAGCGCGAATGCGTCAAACGCTCGCTACTGATGCTTAACTGACTACTGGCTACAAAGTTACTCGCAAAAAAGTTTAAACGTCTGTGGGAAGATTTAAACAGGGTTTAAACTAGGTTGCGCTGGTTGTTTTAGGTTGGCTTGCCGTTGTTCGCTTGCCAACCTGTTTTTTTAGGGTAATCTTTAAGCCCTCATGTTCTTGCTATCAATCTGCATTCGTCTCTCTTTCCCCAATAATTAAACCCCACTATTAGAGCAACCGACGTTATTTATCGTCAGTTGCTTTTTTTATGCATGCTGAACTCCGTTGTTAATCAATATCAGATTACCCATACCAACCACGATTAGGAGGTTGATATGTAATTCTTAACGGAGTTTAACCCATGTCAGTCACTGCCCTAACAGCGCTTTGCTTCAACATGATGGCACTCGAAGCCAATGCGCCAGGCATTTGGCTGCCGATGATACCCGCAGGAAACTTTACAGGGATTGATGGCCGTTCATGGATGAACCCTAATCCTGATGCTGTCGTCGCTAGCTTTACTAAAAAACGTCCCTTCGACGTTGAACACGCCACTCATCTAAAAGCGCCAAATGGCGAACCCGCTCCGGCTTACGGTTGGATAACCAAACTTGAAAACCGAGCTGGTGAGATTTGGGGTTATGTCGAGTGGAATGCCGAAGGCCGCGAAATGATTGATGAGAAGAAGTATGCCTTCTACTCACCAGGCTTTGCCCATGATCCAGCGACAGGCATTGTCTACAGCCTAGCAAGCGCTGGCCTCACTAACAGCCCAAACCTAGATGTACCAGCCCTAAACAGAAAAGAGGATGACCCAATGAAGCTGCCAAAGCTTTTGACTGATCTGCTTGGCCTTGCAGAAGATGCCAGCGCAGAACAAGCCGTAGTTGCGATTAACGCAATTAAGCAAGCCGAACAGATTGCGCTTAACCGCAGCAATACACCGGACTTAAACAAGTTCATTCCCATTGAGACGCACCAAGTCGCGCTTAACCGTGCCACCACGGCAGAGACTGCGCTCAAGGCCATTACAGATAAAGAAATTGATGCACTGGTACAAACCGCCATTGATAGCGGCAAGGTCGCACCGGCTAACAAAGATATGTATGTCGGCCTTTGTCGTAGTGAAGGTGGCATTGAACAGTTCAAGGCATTCATAGGTACAGCGCCAGTGATTGCGACTAACGCACAGAAGAAGCCGCCTGTTACTGAAAAGGGTGAAGGCGAACTGACTGCTGATGAAGTGGCTATGTGTCGTGCAATGAACGTCACACCAGAAAGCTGGATTGCTTCTCGTCACCACAAACCGAATTACTAACAGGGGTTATCCACCATGGCTTTTACTCAAGCACAGATTATTGAAGCGTTAACGATTGGCAGTAATGCTGCGTTCACGCAAGGTCTAGGCGCAATCACTCCACAGTGGGACAAGATTGCAACTAAGGTTCCATCGTCAGGCAGTGCCGAGTTTTACGGCTGGTTGAAAGACTTGCCAGGCATCACCGAATGGGTGAGCGATCGTATGCTGGTTGAACTGGGTTCAAACGGTTATCAGATCATCAACAAGAACTATGAAGCCTCCATCAAAATCAAACGGACTGATTTAGATGATGACTTGATTGGCAAGTACAGCGTGCTTGCATCTGCATGGGGCCGTGAATCAGCACTGTTCCCAGACAAAAACTGTTATGGCCTATTGGCGGCTGGCTTCTCTACGCTGTGCTTTGACGGTCAAAACTATTTCGATACTGATCACCCGCTGGAAACTACCCCAGCCACAACCTATTCAAACGTGGTCGGTGATCCTTCAACTGATACGGGTTCACCTTGGTTCTTACTCGACAATAGCCAATTGCTAATGCCGATTATTTATCAAGACCGTAAGCCACTCATGCTTGAGTTCGTGGGTGCAACATCGGAATACGCATGGTTTAACAACATGGTTGCCCAAGGTGTAGATGGCCGTGCTGGCTTTGGTTTCAGCTTCCCGCAAATTGCGATTGGTTCAAAGGCTGCGTTAACAGAAGCCAACTTTGAAGCGGGTAAACAGTTACTGGCTGGTATGAAAAAAACCAACGGCACACCGCTTGGCACTATGGCAACCACTATTGTTGTTGGTCCTAGTAACGAAGCCGCAGCACGTTTGATTGTAGGTCGCCAGCTATTGGCAAACGGTGGTTCAAACATCTACTACAACAACGTCGAGATCGTCGTTTCTCGTTACTTACCTTAACTAAGGTTGGGCAGGTAAGCATTAGATAGGCGGTATTTACCGCCTATTTAAACCTTGTTTAAAAGGAGTTCAACGTGAGTGGACAACAAACTAAAGCGCAGAAAGCTAAGGCCGTTGCGGCCAATGGAGTTGCACCAGTGGCAACGGATACTGCCATCAATGCGCCGCAAACCGAACAGAACGCGGCCGTAAATAGCGATGAAGCCAAAGCCAAAGCTGATGCAGAAGCAAAAGCTAAGGCAGAAGCAGACGCGTTAGCCAAGGAACAGGAAGAAGCCAAGGCTAAACAGCAAGCAGAAGAACAGGCTAAAGCAGAAGCTGAGGCGAAAGCTAAAGCGGAAGAACAAGCCAAAATCAACCTAGCAAATCAGAAAGGTTCAAATGAAGGTTATGTATCGCAAGGTAATGATGTCGCTAATGGTGCTAACGGTAATGCTCTGCACATCCTTGGAGCCTTTACAGTACGCGCTAAAACGGACGCTGGATTTTGGCGCTCGGGTGTGCAGTTCCATCGTCTCACAGAAACATTGGTGCTCGTGGTTGATGGGGATCATGTCGGTCAGAACGATGTATCTACGCTTGAGCATGATGCAGAGCGCGTGGTGTGCCTCAGTCGTGAAAAGGCTCAGCGTGTCCACAGTGAACCCCACTTGGTCGTGGTCGATGTTGAACTTGAAGACCTTATCGATCCAGCCAGTGTAATTAAATAGTAAGGCGGCAGTGATGGCAGTTTATGCAACTAAGCAAGACCTGATTGATCGTGATGAGTCGATGCTGTGGAACTTTGCGATTGATCGCACCACAAGCGAGCTAAGCGATACCGTTATCAATCAAGCGTTGGAGCAAGCAGATGATGAGATTAACTCATTCCTTACCCGCTATGTGCTGCCCTTGGCCGTAGTGCCAAGCATGCTCAATAAACTCGCCATCACTATCGCATTCTACTGGTTAGCGGATCGTGACCAGCAGGCCACTAACTTGTTAGAAGAGCGCTACAAAATGGCGCTTACCACATTAAGGGAAATTGGCGCAGGGAAGCGCGACCTAGGTTTACCCGTGACCGATAAGCCCACTGAAACCAGTTTAGGCAAGGTGGAGTTAGTGCAAAGCAATGAGCGCATCTTTACCCGCGATAGCTTACGGGGCGTTCTGTAATGTCGATTAGTGTGCAGGTCACAGGGACCAATGAGCTGCAACGCTATCAGCAGCTCATGGATACCCTTGGCGATCCTAAGCACAAAGATGAATTGTTAGATGCCCTCGGCGGCATAGTTGAAAGCCAGACTCGGAGACGTATTGCTGATGAAAAATCATCTCCTGATGGTAAGCCTTGGGCTGCGTGGTCTAGTGCGTATGCCAAGACTCGTCACGGTAATCAGTCGCTATTACAGGGTGACGGGGATTTGCTCGATTCAATCCAGTACGTGGTTGCAAAGGACCAAGTCCATATTGGCTCTCCTTTGGCCTATGCCCATGTACCTCAAGACGGCTTTAGCGGTGCGGTTCAAGTGGATGCGCACACGCGCCTTATTACACAGGCATTTGGCAAAGCGTTGGCGTTCCCAGTCTATCAATCAGTCAGGGCTTTTAGCCGGCTAATGAATATCCCACAGCGAGAGTTTTTAGGCTTAAGCCGTGACAACCAAAACGAAGTGTATGCCGTACTGGGTAGCTTTTTTGAAGGACTGATGCAATGACAACCAGACCCACGTTTAGTGTCGTAGGCTCAACCGTTTGGGCATGCCAACAAGTTGTTGATTATCTAAAGCCAGAGCTTGAAGGCACAGATAAGCAACTTGATCGAGTGCAAACGGTTGAGCGCCATGTCGGCAAGTTTGATACGCCGACTGATATTAAGCGCTGGATAGCGAATCGTGATGGCGGCGTTCGTGTCGCTGCGTTGCGTGTGCCGCAGTACGAGAGCATAGGCAATCGCATCATAGGTACTGTTAACTTTGTGGCTTACGTCTTTACGACTGACCAATTTGGGTACCAGAAAGACGAACGCGCCGAAGTTATTGCGGGAAAGCTCGCGGGTTTATTGCTGCGCCGTGGGGCCCTGCCAACCGCCTACAGTAAGGCCGAAGCAATACGCGGTGACAACCTTTACAGCGCACAGGTGGATGACCTTGGCCTTGCAGTGTGGTCGGTTAGCTGGACTCAGCAATGGTATTTAGATGAAGAAATCGACTTAAGCACGCTCGATAACTTCGAACGGTTTGGCATTAAAGCCGAATTAGCAGACGGTGCGCCATTGCTTGAAGGCGTAGTGGAATTGCCGCAATAACGTCTGCAGTGCTAACGACAACTAATTTTATTAACAACAGGAACATAGCCATGTTGATCAACATAAAACCCGCTAAAGCTGCGGTGCCAGTACGTAAACAAAATGGCGAGTACCTTGCCGACACAGGCGAGAAAGTTGAGCGCTCATCTTTTTGGGTACGTCGCTTAAACGATGGCGATGTAGTCGAAGTTAAAGCTGCCAAAGCAGCAACCACTAAAGCATAAGCAGGAGCATAACCATGTCACTCGGTAGCATCCCTAACGATATTAAGGTCCCTCTCGTTTATATCGAGATCGACAACTCTAACGCGCTATCGGGTACGCCTGCACTTGCGCAAAAAGTATTGGTGATCGGTCAGCAGCTGGTAGCAGGAACCGCCACCGCACTGACCTTAAACCGCATCACCAACAGCGAAAGCCAAATGGATGCACTCTACGGTAGAGGCTCGATGCTGGCGCGAACGCTTAAGATGTTCCGTAAGTCAAACAGCTATACCGATGTCTATGCCCTTGGCGTAGCAGACCTCAGCGCAGGTAGTGCGGCGAAAGGTGAGATCACTATCGCGGCCACTGCGGCTAAGGCGGGTGTGATTGCCTTATTAATTGCGGGTGAGTCGGTGCAAGTGGGCGTTGATGAAGCTGCTACTGCGGCGACTATTGCTACGGCAATGATTGCTAAAATCAATGCCAATGCAAACCTGCCTGTAACCGCTGCGCTTAAAGCCGCCACTACTGAAACGGTTGAGTTAACCGCTAAATGGAAAGGCCAAACGACTAACGACATCGATGTGCGTTTCAACTACTACGATGGCGAGCAGTTGCCACAGGGTGTAACCCTGACGCTAGTTGATATGACGGGCGGCGCAGGTACACCGGATATGGATGCGGTAATCGCGACCATTCCGAACGAGTGGTACAACCATATCGTAATGCCTTATAACGATACACAAAGCATGAACAAGCTGCGTGATGAGCTGGTCAATCGTTGGGGCCCACTCAAGATGATTGAAGGCATTGCTTATACCGCGTTCCGTGGCACCTTTGCTGAGTCCGGTGTGTTTGGTGTAGCCCGTAATGATTACCTATTTACCTGCATGGGTACCAACAAAGCGCCCCACTCACCATGGGAATGGGCAGGTGCTTACGCAGGCCAAGCATCCTTTTCGTTAGGCATTGATCCTGCGCGTCCATTGCAAACGCTGGTGATGACTAGCCTGTTGCCACCTGCTAAAGAAATCCAGTGGGACCCTACCGAACGCAACTTGTTATTAGGTGACGGCATTGCTACCTACATGGTGACACCAGGCGGTGAAGTGGCGATTGAGCGCGAAGTGTCTATGTATCGCGAGAATGCCTACGGCGATCCAGACCCAAGCTATTTGGATATTACCACCCCAGCGACCTTGGCCTACTTGCGTTATTCACTGCGCGTAATGGTGACTAACCGTTTCCCTCGCCACAAGTTAGCTAACGATGATGTATTAGCGCGGCTTGATCCAGGTCAGCCCGTCGTCACGCCGAAGAACATGCGTAACACCATCCTTGAGTTGGCTAACAATGATTGGGTACCAAAAGGCTTAATGGAAGACTTCGAAGGCTTTAAAGAAACTCTTGAAGTGTACCGCGACAACAGCGATCAGAACCGCCTTAACTGTGTGTTCAAGCCTGACATCGTTAACCAGTTGCGCATCTTCGCTGCGTTGATGCAGTTCAAACTCTAATAGGAGCATAAGCACATGGGACAAATCCTAGGTGAAGTGGTTATTCGTGCCAATGGCAAACAGCTGAAAACGAAAAAAGGTTCTACGTTAAACCCAGGCGGTTATACCCGCACCCCACATGTTGGCCCTGGTCGCGTATGGGGCCAGTCTAACGAGTACACAGTACCCACCATTGCTGTAGTGATTGCGGCGGATGAAGATGTGGATGTGCTTGAGATCAACAAGATCACTAATGCCACATTAACGTGGCAAGGCGATAACGGTGTGGACTATATGATGACCGATGCAGCCCCACAGGCTCCGTTCACCATTAGTGATAGTGGTGATGTAACGGGCACGTTCCAAGGTAATCAGGTCGAGCGCATCTAATGGCTGACATGACGTTTGACCTAGAACATGGCCTCAAGGTTGGCGAATCTGTCAACCTTGAGGTTGGCCTACGTGAGCTAACCTCGGGTGATTATATTGATGCCCAGTTAGCCGCCGAGAAAGTGATCGTACAAGACGGTAAGGCAATTTGCTACACCTCAGATGTGCTATACGGCTTGGAGCTATTAGTACGCCAAGTCGAATACATTGGCAAAGTGAAAGGGCCTATTAGCGTGAAGGAACTGCGCAAGCTGCACCAAGACGACTTCACTATGTTGCAGGTTAAGGCTAGCGAACTTGACCAGATGATTGCAGAGGCGCTTGCAGAACGGGGGCGATCTTAAGGCGCTAGCCGATATTTGCGAGGACTTACAGCTTGCTATGAGTTCTCGCATTCCGCTAAGCGTCTCATCTGGAATGTCTCTGCGTCGCCTTGTTCGTACCTACCGAAAGTTAAGAGAGTTAATCCATGGCCCAGCAACTTAAAACAGACATTATTTTAAACCTTGCTGGCAACCTTGCTGCTAAAGCGCGTCAGTACGGCACATCGATGAGTGACTTTGCTAAAAAGAATGACACGGCAATGACTATGATTAAGCGCTCTACCGAAGTAGCTGGCCGTGGCATTGATACGCTCGGCAATCGCTATGTGGGGATTGCTGCGGCATTTGCTACGGGTGCCACAGTGCGTAGTATTGGCAACTTTAGTGAGCAGATGACCCGCCTAGGTACTAACGCCAAACTGACTGATGACCAAGTTGCCACGCTTAAAGGCAATATTCTTGAGCTAGCAAATCAAAAAGACATCCGCATTGATACCACCCAATTTACTGCGGCTGTTGACGAGCTGCTTGGCAAGACGGGTGACTTTGAATTTGTGAATAATAACCTTGAGAACATGGGTTTATTCATGCAAGCGTTTGGTGCCGATGCTAAATCAAGCGGCGCGTTATTTGCTCAGTTCCGCGAGAAAGGTATTAAAGACGCTAAAGATGTGATGAACGTGATTGATGACTTATACAGTCAGTTCGCAGTGGGTAGCGTTAACGTAAAAGATTTAGCATCAATATCAGAGCAGTTATTTGCTACTTATCAGAGTAAGGGGCCACAAGCGATTACTCAGATGGGTGCCTTAGTGCAGTTATTTGCTAAAGCTAAGGGCAATGCCAATGAATCATTAACCTCTATCCAAGGGGTATTTGCGGTATTTAGTGATAAGACAAAAGTTGAGTTTTTAAGTAAGCAAGGTATCGAGGTATTTAAAAAAGGCACTAAGGAATTACGCCAGCCTGTTGAATTATTATTAGAGATTTTAGATAAAGCTAAAAATGATCCACTTAAATTAAGTGATGTTTTTGATGCTACTTCTTTGCAAGGCTTGGCAGCTTTATATTCAGAAGATAATAAAAAGCTTTTAAAAAGTATGACAGTTTCAACAGGTGAATATGGTGAAACCCAAAAAGCCGCCGCTAAAAATGCCGCTGAATTTAATAATGCGGTTAAGTCATTAAACACGTCATTTAGTCAATTTGCTGAAAGTCGTTTATCAAAGCCTATTCAAGACCTCGCTGATGCAATTAACGAGGTAGACGATAAAACCATAGATAACTGGCTCAAGTGGGGTGAGACAGCCCTATGGGTAGTGGGTGGTTTAGTTGCAGCTAAAAAAGGATTAGACCTAGCAGGCTCAATTAAAAACGTTTTTGGCAGCAGCAAGGGCAGTGCTGGCGGTAAAGGTGGCATGACAGATATGGGCGTGATGCCTGTGTATGTCGTCAACATGGGTGCGGGTGGTATGGGTGGCGGTATTGCTGATGTTATGGGCGGTAAAAATACTCCCGCTAATCCAACTAAGACATCCCGTTTTTTTAATCGCCAAACAATAGCCACGCTCGGCGCTGTGGGTTATGGCCTAAGCGTTGCCGATGAGTTCTCACCCGTTAACATTCGCCGTGCAGCTTCTGTTGATCCTGCCTTATCAAAAGGTATTCCAGTGCAGCCTGGTCTGCTGGATGCGATCGACGATTTTAAAAAGTGGTTCTCAGGTGCGCAGAACGGTGACGCCGCAAGCATAGTGAATAACATGAATGCCGTGGGCAGTAAGTTAGATTTAAAAATTGCGGTATCTGATGACCGTATCAAAGTCACCCCTGTTTATGTGCCTAAAGGCATCAACATTGATTCAGATACTGGCATTAACTAACCCCACACAAAGGAGTTTTAAATGGCATTTGAAGACCGTTTAACCGCCTCGTTTCGGGGCGTTGAATTTTTACTAGAAGAGGCCGACGGTGAAAGTGGCCGTCGTGCTATCCCCCATGCTTACCCTAAAAAAGAAATTGGCTATACCGAAGATAATGGCAAGGTATTAACCCAAGAGCGCATTAGTGGCCGTGTTGTCGGTGAAAATTACTTTGAGCAATTACAAGCGATTCTTGAGGCATTGAATAAACAAGGCCCAGGCGAATTAGTTCACCCTTGGTTTGGTATTCGTAAAGTTCAAGTCGGCAAAGTAAGCCATAAATTAGTGAATCGCATTGATGGCACTGCGACTATTAACTTTGAAGTATTTGAAGTGGGTGAAAACTTATTCCCCAATTCAAAATCTGATACCGCTACTCAAGTAAAAACAGAATCAGCAAATACTAAAGACGCGGTTAATACAGCATTTGAGAATGACTTTGATACCAATACCCTTGATGGCATGGGCGACATGGTTGATGTATTTTTAGATGACTTAGATGAACTCACCCGCAATTTACCCTCGCTACCTGATGACCTGCGCCAATGGACTGATCGCCTTATGCGCACTAAAGATTCAGTTGGCAAACTACTCGCTTATCCTGGTGACTTAGCCCGTGAAACAATGGGCTTGCTTGAGGATATTAAAGGCGTAGTCAAAGACCCGATCCGTGCCTTAGATGTTTATTCCAATGTGCAAAATCGTTGGAATGGTATGCGCGCCGAACTGGCAGTTACAGGTGGGCTAGCACGCAATATATCAAGTGAAGGTGGCATGGCATCATCTGTACCTAAGTTTGCTAACCCCTCTAAAAATGCGGCGATATTAGCGAATGCACAGGCATTTAAAACCCTCACCTTAAACAGTGCAGTATTGGCGCAATGCTCCGCATTAGCTGAGGCTGACATAGTGCAAAAGCTAGATGACACCGCACAAGTTGTTGAGAGCTTATCGGGTGCAGAACGCAATGCGATCCTGACAGGCCAACAGCTGAAAAATATTGGGTATGGCATTGCAGATCAGTTAGCGCTTTATGCCGCAGCTGCGGTTGAGTCGGGCAGTTCGTCAGTGTGGCGTCAGATGCGTATATTACGCCAAGCCGTGTTGGCCGATACCCGTTCGCGTGCCGAACTGCTACCTCAAATCAGCATTTATAAACCGCTTGATACCGTACCAGTGGCTTTAGTTGCATGGCAGCAAACGGGTAACACTGAACGCCGTGACAGCATAGTGCAGCGTAATGGCTTTAGTAACCCTGCGTTTATATTGCCGACTGATACGGTTGAGGTGGTTCAATAATGGCCGAGGAAATCGTATTAAAAGCCGGAGGCCAGATTTATGAAGGCTGGACTAAGGTTAGCGTTACGCGCTCACTTGATGCGATGTCTGGCGCATTTGACTTGGAACTGACTTGGAAATACCAAGACAGTGAACAGCAGTATAAAAAGTTTATTGAACCGATTCAGCAGGGCCAAGCCTGCACAGTTGACATAGGCGGTGAGCGTGTGATCACCGGCTACGTCGATGACTTTATCCCCAGTTATGATGATGTCACTGTCACCATTAGCGTGAGTGGCCGTGATAAGACCGCTGACTTAGTTGATTGCTCTATTGACTATCCAAGCGGCCAATTTAACAGCCAAACGATTAGCCAAATTGCTGAGGTCGTTTGTAAGCCTTTTGGCATTAATGTGATCGTCAACACTGATGTGGGTGAGCCGTTCGAGCGCATTCAAATTGAACAGGGTGAAACCCCTCACGAACTATTATCACGCCTGGCTAAACAGCGTGGCGTGCTGCTAACCAGTGATACCTTTGGCAATTTAGTGATCACCCGTGCCAGTAAAGTTAAAGCGGGTGTGTCGTTAATATTGGGCAAGAACGTTAAAGCGGCTAGGGGCCGTTTTAGTTGGCGTCAGCGTTTCAGTAAATTCACCATTAAAGCCGCAGGCGCAGCACATGGAGCTAATTGGGATACTGCACCTATCTCGGCAGTCGGCGGTATTAAAGCTGATGTGACTGATAATGAGATTGGCCGCTATCGCCCCTTAATTATCGTCAATGAAGAAATCACTACCGCCGAAGGTGCAGCCAAGCGCGGACAGTGGGAACGCCAGCGCAGCATAGGTAAATCAAACACAGCTGAATATACGGTAACAGGCTGGCGCATTCCACAAACGGGCAAGCTATGGAACATCAATACCCTAGTACCAGTGGTTGACGAGATCATGGGGCTGGATGAAGAATTTTTGATTGTCTCGATCATGTTTAGTGAAGATGATTCAGGCCGTTTAGCCGTGGTGAGTGTAGTTCGTCCTGATTCAATGGACATCCCAGCCCAAGCTGCTAAGGATACCAAACTAGGCGGTGGCCAATGGTAACGGAACGCTATATTGATCGCTTACTTGCACCTATTCGCCGCCGTATTACGGGCATGCTAACCCGTGCGGTAGTGAGCGGCATAGTGGAGGACCTACAGCGCCAAAACTTGCAAGTGAAACTGCATGCTGATGAGTCAGCCGATAACATTGAACGCTTCCAAAACTATGGCATGAGTTCTTATCCACCCGAAGGCGCTGAGGCAATTGTCGCGGCATTGGGTGGCTCGTTATCTGGCTTAGTCGCTATTGCAGTTGAAGATAAAAAATGTCGGCCACAGGGTGAACTTGGCGATGTTTTTCTATACCATCTCGAAGGTCACAAAATCCGCTTAACCAAAGACGGTAAGATTATCCTTACTGCAACAGACGTTATTTTTGAAATCCAAAACAGCTTCACGATTGGAGCAACCGACGTTATTTTCAATGCCTCCAACTCATTCACTATCATCTCACCAGAGTCTTTAATTCAAGGTCCTTTACACGTCACTGGTGGCATATCAACAGACCTAGGGATTTATGCGGTAAGCGGCATTACTTCAGACAGTGTTATCACTGGATCTGATTTTAGCGCGAACAGTATTAGTTACCTTGGGCACATCCATCAAGACGCTGAGAGCAGACCAACTACACCACCTGAGTAGGTTGTTTATGAGCGTTAGCATCGTGTTCGACATGATGAAAAGCATAGGGGTAATCATCGAGGGAGGAGATGCCAGTGGCGTAGTTTCCTCCCTCGTTTTGATCTCACTCTTCACTGACGCCAGAGCGGATAGCTCAGATACCTTACCTGATAACTCAAAGGATTTTAGAGGCTGGCCTGGTGATACCTTTTATGCTGCGCCATGGGGCTCAAAATTGTGGTTATTATCACGCGAAAAGCTCACCACAGATGTGCGCAATAAAGCCGTTAAGTATGCACAAGATGCCCTTGCATGGATGCTGGTTGATGAGGGGAATGGCGCAATGGCGAAAAGCGTAGCTGTGACAGGTTCAATCCCACGCTTTCAAACCTTAGCCCTAAATATCGTGATTACTAAGCCAGATGGTGAGGTCATTTCTTTTACGGTATCAAAACGATGGGAGACACAAATTGCCATTTAATGTACCCACGATCCGCAGTCTAATCGAAAGCGGTTTAATCGACATTGAGGCATCATTAGATACCATCTTACCTAAGTTCGGTATTGAACAGGCGCTCAATGCTGCGGTAAGCGGTAGCCTGCGCGACTTATATGATTATCAGAGCTGGATAGTACGCCAGATCATCCCCTCGTCTGAGTCTGAAAACCAAACCATTATTGATACTGCCCGTTCTGAGGGCGTGATTCAAAAGCTGGCTACTAATGCAACGGGCCCTGTGACCTTTGCGGGTAATTCAGCGATCCCAATTGACACTGTGATGACGCATTCAGATGGCCGCTTATATCAAGTGACGCTATCGAATGCGCCATCCGGTGGCAATGTTATTGTGCAGGTTGAAGCGAAAGCTACAGGTGCCGCTGGCAACCTGATAGCGGGTGAGACATTAACCTTAGTTTCAACTGTGCCAGGCATTCAACCCAATGGCCTTTCTGGCGGCATTACTGGCGGTGCAGAGTTAGAGACACCCGCACAGGTACTTGAGCGTTTATTATTCCGTAAACGCAATCCACCTATGGGTGGTGCTGTACATGATTATGTGGGTTGGTGCCGTGAAGTAGCAGGCGTTGATCGTGCGTGGGCCGTTGATAATTACCAAGGGCCAGCCACGGTTGGCTACGCATTTGTATTCGACTCTCTCCCCGACATTTTACCCACCTACATCGACCAGTTGACTATGGCCGATTATATCTATCGTCATAAAGATCCAGCGACAGGAACCGACGTTGGGCGACCAGGTGGCATAGAAGCGGTTTACATCCCCTTGACGCTGAAAACCACCCCGCTGGCTATTACGATATATCCCGATAATGCTGACCTACGCCAAAGCGTTCAGGCCAGTATCAATGGTTATTTTAAGACATTAAGCCCAGGTTCGATCTTGCTATTAAGCATGGTTAGAACAGCCATTGGATCAACGGTTGGCATAAGTGATTACGAGCTAGATTTAAGCGCTGATATCACCGCAGAAGCGACAGAGCTACATGCATTAGGAGCCATTACATGGGGCACTCCGTAGCGCAGTGGACTAATGCCATCCTGTCACAGATGCCCCGTGGTGTGCTGTGGCAGCGTTCTACATCATTAGACCTTTATAAGTACAGCCAAGGTTATGCGCCACGTTTAGAGCAGGCCGAAGTCAGTGCCGATAATCTGCTGCTTGAGATGCGGCCAGAAACAACCTTGCAGATGCTGGACGAGTGGGAAACCTATTTGGGGCTGCCTGAGTGTGTAGCAGAGCCAGTATCAAGTATTGAATATCGTCGTTATTCAGTGGTTGAGAAGTACCACCGTAAGGGTGGTTTGCAAGCGTGGAATATCCAGAAATTAGCGACTGATTTGGGCTTTACGGTTGAAGTTGATGAAACGTTCCCGCACCACTGTTTGCGCTCATGCACTTACCCATTATGGGAACAGAAATACCGCTACATCTTACGGGTAAATGTTTACGGCATACCAGGCGCATACATGACTTGTTTGGATGATGTATTAACCCCTTTGCTGACGTCTGATGCCCGTGTGCTCGAATGCACCCTACAGCGCTACAAAGTGGGCGGATTGTATTACGAGTTTTACTACGCCGTTTAGGCATTTTTCAACATCAACAAAACCGCTTTAAACAGCGTTTAAATGAATTTCGATTAGGAGAGTTAACATGCATAAGTTACGCAATGGTTCACAAGCCACAGAGCGCCCAGCAGCCAAGCCAGTATCTGGTTCACCAGGATGGTTTACTGAGTCTGGTGATGACAATAAACCAAGCTTTCCTGGTGCGGATTGGTTCAACCATAACATCGCTGAGTTTCAGAATGCGTTAGCAGAGATGGGTATTCCTTTTAACCCAGATTCTGAGCTGAATTTAGCGAGCTTAGTAACAAAAATTTATGACCATGCTACTGTTAGTTCTGGCACTCATATAATGAATATCGATGCGATTGCCCGTATTGGTAGAGCAACTCAATTTGATATAGCGGGTTCACTTGTTATTTTGAGTGATAGTATTGGTGATGGTGAGGGAGCAACATCACTGGAAAAAAGCTTTCCTAGATTAGTACAGTATGCATTGTCAGATGTTCAAGCTGGAGGGTACGGAGCTGATAACGAAGTCATTTTTAATTGGACTAGTATGGGTAATGTTGCGTTATCCGGACAGACAGCTGGAAATTCTGGACCAATTCAGCGTAGTCAGATAATTGGAACCAACGGCACGATAACAGTAATTAGATCAAACGCAACTAAAATTGCGTTCTACTTTGATAGGACTCCAACAAGCGGGATGGTAGAGATTCGTCAAAATGGGGTTTTGCTTAGCACAATTGATTGTTCCGGCACAGCACGAAAAACAGTATTATCAGAATATACTAATATAGTTGCTGGCGGTGCTAGCGTACAATTTAAAGTTATTAACAACCCTGTTGAGTTTTTGGCTATTGTACCAATAAAAGATAATAGTAAGCAGCCAAATATCACCATGAATATGCGAATGGCTGTAGCAGGTTTTAATAGTAGCGATTTTCTAGTCTCACCTGATCAGCTTGTAAGCATAGGAGAGTGCGGGGCAATTGGTGGAGCAGATTCTATTTATGTGCTTGCATTTGGTACAAATGATATATATACATCCGCGCGTACTCCTACTGAATTTGTAGAAAACTTAAGAACTATTGGTGAAACTCTGCAAAGTTTTCGCCAGTCTAATGTGATAGTACTAACTGTACCACTTATTGCAGATGAAACAATTTTTCCGCCAGCCATAAGTGGTTATACTCATGCAGATTACAAAGATGCTATATATAAACTAGGGTTTGAGAAAAAATGGGTAGTAGTTGATCATTCAAACTTGCGATTTAAGGAGAGGAATCTTTATATAGATGGTATTCATCCCAATGACCGTGGGCATCAGATTCTAGCTACAAATTTACTATATTGCTTGGGTATGACGCTTAAAAAACCTTTGTCAGGGGTTATATCTGAAGCAATTGCTGCAAAAAGTGATTCTATTCTTTATCGTAAACGTGCAGATTTGACAACGTTCACAGGAACAACCATACGAGAAAAAACACTTACTTCGTTTGGTGTTACATCGAGCGATTTCATAACTGGGATCTATTTAAAATGGAAATCAAGCGGAGTTATGATTCCCATTGAGCATGTGCAAAACTTTACGACTGGTAAAGGAATACAGGTGTTACGATCATTTAGTGGCGCTGAATACTCTGTTGCTAAGTTGTTTTATAGTAGTCCTGCTAATGATGGTGCAGGCTTTGCAAATCCGCAGGGGCCATTATTGTCTAGTATTACAGAAGATGAAACTGATGTTGAAGTAATAGTAGAATTTATAAGGTCATCAAAAATTACCTAAAATGACTAGCAAAATGAGCAAAGATATCTTTGCTCATTTCGCTAGTACTTGCTGCTAATTTATCTCGGCTCGGCTCAGTGTTAGCCAATCCTGC